TCCGTAATCTTGACCCCATACACTTACGCTTGTTCTCTTAAACTCTCCTATTGTCCAATTATCAAATATAACACCTTCAGCTTTATTAAGCCAAGCACCTAACATTTGCTGTTTGTACTTCTCTGGTCTACGTTCACGCATTTGAGCTATCTGTTCTATGTAGCTTTTAGATAGGTTGTCTATGTTGTCTATGTATGTGGTGTGTATGTAGGTAGTATTGTCTTTTGTTATATTGCTACCCTCTTGCACTCCTCTGTCTTCAAAGAATCGTCTGTATATGAAATCTATTCTTGTTTCCTTTCTGTCTAACCGATAAGTCTATAGTATCAAACTTCTGCTCGTCTGTTAGTTCCTCTGCTTCATCTACTACCCAAGTAGTAATACCTTGTAAAGATTTAAGGTTAGCAGTCTGGTCTCCACTTGATGTCTTTATACCTCTAAAGATTATCTTGCTTCCAGTCTTTTTGTTTAGTATCTCGTCCTTTGTTATGTGGAAGTGTTCCATAGAACCAAACTGTTCGAGCTTGTCTATAAACTCTGGTATGATAGATATGTATGCTGAGGTTAGTGTGTATCTTGTAAATAGGATAGTATGTCCAGCTTCATAAGTAAGCATAACTAAAAGGGCGTTTACTGAAAATGACTTCCCAGAACCACGCCCACCACTTACTATAAAATACCTACTGTCTGTTTCAACAATAGGTAGATATTTCTTTTTTACTTCAATCAATGGTTAGTCAACAAACTTTATTAAATCTCTAAAATTGATGTTTAAGCCCTCCGATGAGTTGAGGTCTATACTTTCCTTAGGTTTTCCATAACGATAGCTTAAATACAGCTGTAAGGCTCTTATATCAGCTTTTGCTACCAACTCCCCTAATTTACTTAGTGCTTCGTCTTTGTCTATTATAGAATCTAATCTCTCAATTAGTTTTACTTCATCTGCTTTAGCTGGTCTTCCAGCTCCTTTCCTTGCTCCTCCGTGTTTCTCACTCATAGTTTTAAATCTTGATATATCTTGTTTATTCAAGTTATTAATATATAAACACTTTTACTTTTTTTTAGCACAGTACAGGATTCTTAACTTTGTTGTTTAGTAATGCACCTTTAACTTCTTCTATTGTCTTTGGTTTGACTCTGTGCTTTAATGATTTGTTAAACGGGTCTAAGCGTGTATCTTTAAACTCTTTTAAGGTTTCGTCATCCCATTCTTTAAATATGTTTACTGTATCATTTACTAATTGTTGTTTATGTGTCGTGCTTGTGTTATTCTTTAGTTTGTCTATAGTTATTAGTAAGTCTGTTATCTTTGTTTCATATTTTTGTACCTCTGCTTTATGTAGTGTTTTGATATCTATAACCTCTGGGTTTTTAAAGTATTGTTTTACTTTTTTGTATATAATCAAGTCCTTATTCTCTATTGTTTGAAACGTTCTCCAATGATAATACACAGCATCGTGATTAATACCTATTGATTCCCCTATTGACTGTAATGTAAAGCCTTTATCTCGTGCTAACTTACAATACACCTTTCTTGCGTATGAATGTTCTCTTGACCTATTTCTTTCTGCTATATTTAAACTATACTCGTTGTCTATTATATCTTTTAACTGTTCTAATGTCATATTTATATTTTGTTATCTATCACTTCAATTAAGTGTCTTAATTCGCTTCTCTCCCACTCCCCTAAGTTTACTCCGTTTATTAGGAACTTATAGTAGTCTTTTCTTTCTGTGTCTTTTACCTCTATGTTTATATACATCTTATTTATTTTTTTCTATCCATTGTTCTTGTTGCTCTCTTAAGTATTCTATCTCTCTCTTTAAGTAGTCTGCTGCTTTCTCTAAGTCTTTTAACTCATCGTCTTTCTTTCCACTTCTACAAACATACTTAATTATATTGCCTCTATTGAAGTTTAGTTCATAATCTTTTATAAAGTCTATAACATCATAGCCTTTTCCGTTCTCGTAATGTAAATAAGTTGCTCTCATATTATTTTGGTTGTTTATCTGTTTCTTCATTTTCTTTGTCTACTATTAGTTTTAATCCCTCTACCTTTACATAGAGTTGAGTTACTATGTTCTCAAGTCTTAGTATGCGTTGTATCTGTGTGTGTTTCTTAGCTTTCATTTAAAACATTTTAATTTGTGTTTGTGGCTTGTAGCTTGCGTCATAATTTTTGTTTTGACCTTTTGGGTAATTTAAAATATTTAATTTTAATTTTTGTTTACATTTTTGCTTAAAGGTTTTACTACCTTTAAAGTATATATATCTATTTTTAGGAAGTATATTTATTTTTTTTAATTTTAATTTTTTTTCAATATCATTTGCACAAGGTATCCACTCAAAATTGTTCATAATGGCATCAAGTTCATTATCAAAACAAAACAAAACTTTTAGCTTATTCCAGTCCTTAACACTTGGAAAACTAAAGCCTTTATCTAATCTAAACCAATGTTCAAGTTTCTGCTTATGTATGTTTAATTCTTTTGCTATCTTTTCGTTGTTGTAATTAAAAAACTTTTTTTTATCTCTTAAATATTGTGCTATAAATTTAGCGTCAATATTATGCTCGTTTATTCTTTTTTTTACTATTTTAAATTTATAATTTATTACTTTATCAATCAACTTTAAACTTCTTTTGCTTGGTGTTTTAGTTAAAAAAAAACCTCTTTTAGCTTTTTGGTATGGTACTGGTTTTTTAAACTGGTCTTTTGTAATGTCTATAATATTGTTGTTATCGTCTTTTAAAAACCAATGTGTACTATTTTCGTGTTTTATGTTATACACTTTTAAATTTTTATTTGACAAATGATAATATGTTTCACTCGCAATGTAGCAATGACCAGTAAATTTATTTTTATTCGTAATGTTTTTATATTCTTTTTTTAATAAATCGTCTGTCAAATTACAGACAATTCTATCTATTAAGTTTATTTGTTTTTTTAAAGATTTTTGTTTATGACCAATATTTCTAAAATGAAACTCCAAGCCGTTTTCGTCAATTAAAGCAGAAGTATTTGATGATAAACCAGTGTATATAAAATTTGTTGCTTGATATATATAGCCATAATGTTGCATATTCAAATCACTAAAAGAAACTATTATTTTATTACCTAATAATTTATTAATTGAATTTGAAACAAAAAAAGATAAACTATTTTTAGGTAAGTTATTATTTGTAACTAATCTATTTAATTCTATAACATTTGTTTTGTAGTCTAATCCACAAATACTTTCTGCAAGGGTGCTGCTTGGTGGCATCCCAAAAGTACAAACACCCTCTAAAACATTATCTATATACAATCCAAAAGCATAGCTTATACTTGGTATTCTTTTAGCATAGTGCTTATTCAATAACCAGTCATAAGTTTCAAAACTGTCTATGCTTTTTACATTCATAATTCTCCTGTTAAGCAATAGTTATCTAAATCGTTTCCCTCTATAAAGAACTTATTGTATAAATCAATAGCTTTCTCTACCTTTTCTTCTCCTTGATAGTAAAACTGTTCTGAGCAGTTAAAGATACCAATATCAAGTGAGCCTTTGTCTAAAGCTAAAAAGAAGAACTCATCATAGCTTTTATTAAATAAGTTACAGTATAAGTAACATTGAACATCATAGCCATACTTCTTAGCACTCCAAGCAAAGTCTTTTATATTTGTAGTAGTCTTAAGGTCTACTATTCTATTAGTTGCTAATACATCTGCTTTACCTCTGAATGGCATACCTAATACGTTATCTATAGCTGGTATCTCAAACTCTGCTTTAGTTATTAGCTCTTTAGCGTGTTCGTTACGATAGAACGCATCTACAAGCCTGTCAGCGTTGTCACGCTCCTTAATAGTAAATACTCTTGGGTTCTCTGCTTTAGCTTCTCTAAACTTCTTTGTATTCTTAGATTGAACATCTATAAAGGTTTGTGCTGCAAATACCTCTGGTTCTAATATAGCAGTATGAAATAACCAACCATCTCTTAAGGGTTGACTTTCAGCAGTGCCATACTTCAAACTAAAGTTATATGTCTTTGGACTTGATAGAAGCTGTTTAAGGCTACTACTACTAAGAGCTAACTTATTTAATTCTCCATAGTAAAAGGAGTCATCATCCATACGCTTAAGCAGTTCTGCTCTATCGTAATGCTTTCCATCTAATAGTTGTATTTTATTCTGTGTCATAATTGTAGCAATTTTTTGAGCAGTAAGTATCTCCATTAGTTTCAGTTCCACAAGTTCTACATTCCGTTAACTCGTCTGGTTCATCTATATAAGAATCTAAGTAACTCATATATTATATTGTTTTAATTTGTTTTCTAAGTCTTCTATTTGTTTGTTAAGCTCTAAGATAGTTTGGTTCTTACTATCTCTTACAGCACTTACTCTTTGTTCAAGTACTTTGTTTTCTATATTTAGCTGGTTAACATATTGTCCTATCTCACTAACACCTTGTATAAAATGTTTAAGGTCTTTGTTTTTTGGTTTTGCATCAGACCACTTAATAACTCTATCTGATATAAAGTTAAACCATAATACATAAGACTGTCTTTGTAGTAAGGTCATTATAAAGAAATACCTATTAAAATACCTATGCAGATAAGTAATCCAGAAAGAGTGAATACAATAACTATATCATCTCTCATCATTTCCTTCTCTCTAATCTTTTGAAGTTCTTTCTCTGTGTAAACTTTAATTCTTTTGTCTTTTACATCAATGTGTAATCCTGTCTTTGTCTTTTTCATTTTATTTGGTTTTTAGTAAATGTTATAAATTATACTTCTAATTATTTCTTTTCTCTTAAGTAGTTTTTGTTTCACATCTTTAGGAACTTCTGTTCTTAGTGTTCTTTCGATGTCTTTTAACTCTTGGTTTAAATCGTCTAATTGTGTAAGCATAATTTTTTTGTTTTAACAAACGTAATTAAAATTAATGTTATAAACAAATTATAAACAAAGTTTTTTAGTCTTTCATCTTAAAATAGCTATCCCATATTCCCAGCTCTGTGTCTTCTTCATTGATATTCACAATAGCTGCATCACTTTCTTTTAGCAAATAACAAGGCTTAGAAACTTTTTTACTTCCCCATAGTGTTGTGTCTGGACAGTACATTTTCTTTACCTCTAAGTCTTTTAAGTTGTTTAGCCAAAATAGATAGTTTCCTTTAGGGTCGTTTACAAAATACAAAGCTACCTTTCCTGTTGCTATCAGTTTATCAAACTTAGCCTTTTCTATTATCTTGGTCTCATAGTATTTATTTCTAAACTTCATCTCTATAACACAGTCTTGAGATTTTGGAGTTGTACCCTCAGCATCCCAGCTTACACTACCTTCTCCAGTATGATTTAATGTCCAACCATCTAAGTTTAGTAGTGTTACTACTGACTGCTCCCACCTATGTATGTCTTTAATTTTTGTCATAAATCTTATCTATTTCATTAATCCATTGAACTAATCTTTTTGGGTTACAGCTACAAGGTTCTGTGTACTTATGCTTGTAGTAGACTGAGTGAAGTTGACATAAGAGCTTATATTGTTCTCTTGTTAGTTTTCCTTTAACATCAGCTTTAAACTGCTTCCATTGTTCTCTGTGTTCTATTTCCATAAGTCTAAATCTATATCGTTCCACTCATCTCTGCGTTTATCACATCCACAGTCTGGGTTTATCTTTTTCCATATAAACCTTATACCTGTGTAGTAAGTAATGTAATATACTAAATCTCCTAATCTCATAACTGTTTTAATTCTAAGTGTTTTATATCATTGTATCTAAACTTAACTAAAATATCTTTTTTACCCCATTTTTTACGAGTGTAGAATTTATTATAGTCTTTTTTTGTTTCAGTATATTTAGTTGTATTTTTTTTTATAAAATTTAATAAATCTATTCTTTTATAAATACTAAAAAACTCAAGCTCTTTTATAAACATCGCAATGTAATAAGCCTCTCCTTGCAACCAACCTTTATTTCCATTAACGTTTAATATTTCAAGCCATATAGTCTCTAAGTGCCTATTACCTTTGACATCAACCCCATATCCGTTTACATAACAATCTATATGTTTAAACCAATCTTCTTTTTGTGTAGATTTTTTAAAGGTGTAACCTAAATTTAATATTTTACTTTTAAATAACTCTTCATAATAGTTGCCATCTTTCTGGCATTGACTATATCTTTTATCACTAACCTTCAAACTCATAATTTTTCTTTTATGTTTTTAAGTGCTGTCCTGTAAGTGTTGTATAGGCTGTAATAACTTATCTTAGTATCCCTACTCAATGATGCTACTGACTTACCAGAAGCTACTAAACTAAATACCTTTGAGTCATACCAATACATCTCTTTTAGTATTTCATCTATACTGTCTTTACGTTTAGCATATTCTACCTCATCTATACCTAAGTCCTCTACTTCTTTTATCTCTCCGTTTATATCCTCTATGTAAGTCTTAAGAAACTT